TAATAAAGAATTTTTAGTCAAAAAATTAGAGAGATCTTACGAAGATAGTATCAGAGAAATTCTTAAAGATCGAGAAATTGCCTGGATGATTATTAATCGTTTTGTTCAGCAATATGACGATGATCCCAAATGTTTTTATGTTGATCCTGGTGAATGTATTCCTAATGTTGATCGATTTATTAAAAGCTTACAGATCGAAGAATTTTTTGAAAAAACTAAAAAAGAATTGGATAATATTATTGATCAAAATAGCAATTTTATTCGTATAGACAATATCGAGACTATCGTCTAAAATATTTTGAAAACATTAAGCAACCGTGGACATACTTTTGGAAATGATATGTCTATCTAATTTAATATCATAAACTTGCAAAGCCACCATAATCAACAACAAGATGAGAATTAGAAAATGAAAATACATTTTTTATTTGACTATATAAATATCTAAATTTAATAATAAAATTTTAATTAAAACAAAAAAATCAATAAAACAAATTTATTAAATTTTAATTAAAATTGAATTTTGAAAATATAAATATTATAAATATCACATGGATATTGAAAGACATATTGTAGATGACGTTTTATTCGATAAAATTGTCATGGAATATAATCGATATGTTACAACCAAGAAAATGTTAGAATTGCTATACAAAAATTGCGTTGATGATAGAGAAAAATATGAGGCGAAAAATATTTTAGAAAGGTGGTTATTAGCTTCGGCTAATCTTAAATCATCAGATCCGGTTTATTCTCCGGAAATAATTAAGAATCCCGAGCATGAAATTAATAAAAAATTAGTTTCTGAACTTTTGGAAAAACGTTTGTATGTTACGGAAAAATATGCCGAAGCGGCCTTAAAGGAAATATTGAAATTCCCCGGAAATTTTCTGGAAAATACAACTCCTGTTACAAAAAATAATCTTAATTCTATCATTTGTTTGTCGCGTCTAGATAAATTAATAGTAATTTCATATTTAGATTTTACTAAAGAAATTTCTCAGATAAGATATGAAACTCTTCTGAAAAAAGGAAATATTAGTTATATTATGTTTGCAATATTGCGTTATGCTTCGATTATTTCTTCTTCTCAACATTGGAGTATGTCCCTGGAAAATTATCAAAAATATGTTCGAGAATACAAAGTAGATATTGAGGGATTTGCTTCGCCTTTTAATTCACAAATTATTTTGATTGATGACAACGCTAGATTTTGCTCGATTTTCAAAGACACTGACGAAATTTTCGGATCTCTTGGTGATTTCATGGAAGCTGATTTTCAAGGACATTCTGTGGCGATAAACCCTCCTTACGTGGTTTCGATTATGAATAGTATGGTTGATAAATGTTTACTAGAATGTCAAAAAGCTATGAATAATAAAAATAAAGTAAGATTTTTCATTATTTTCGCGGCTTGGAAAGATACTAAAGCTTATAATTTATTGGTCACTTCTTCATTTTTAAAACATACCAGTGAATTAGCTCCTGGAAAACACTATTATATCGATTCAAATATTCCTATTCCTAACGGCCAATATCGAAAGATTTACGCTAAATTTGCGACAGTTTTCTTCGTTTTGTCTTATGGATTTTCCGATAAACCATCCGATTACTTTCAAGCTTTGAAACCTATGAGCTTATCATAATTTTTCAAATCTTTATCTTTTTTTGTATTATGCAATAATAAAATTAATTTAAAAAATGAAATATGTAAAAATATTTTAATATAAAAATCCATTTTCGAATTATTTAAAATGAGTCTTCCACCAATTTCCGAAGAACAAAATGTCATTGTTCAAAATATAGAAAAAAATAATGTTGTGGTAGATGCTGTGGCTGGGAGTGGTAAAACTACCGCTGCTTTATATATTGCTAAAACTTATCCTAAAAAAAGTATTTTACTTCTAACTTATAATAAAAAATTGCGCCTGGAAACTAAAGAAAAAATTAAAAAATATCAAATTCAGAAATTGGAGGTCCATACTTTTCATTCTTTTTGTGTCAAATATTTACAAATGTCTGGTTATACTGATTATGATATTATTGATGCTTTGAAAACCATTTGTATTATTTCAAAATAAATATAATATTATTGTGATAGATGAAGCTCAAGATTTGACAGAATTATATTATAATTTATCATGTGAAATTATCAAAAATAATACTTTCGCAAAATTATGTATTATGGGAGATAGATTTCAAAGTATTTATCAGTTTAATGGAGCTGATGCTAAATATATCACTTCTGCTGAAAAATGGTTTGGTTTAAATACTTATCTATGGAATTCTGACACTTTATCGATTAGTTATCGTATGACTAAAAATACAATAGACTTTGTGAATAAATGTGTTTTGAAAAATGAAAGAATCAAAGCCAGCCCCGTGAAAGAAGAAGGACCTAAAGTAGATTACTACTCGATCAATATTTATAAAAATATTTCAGTTATTATTAATGAAATTAAAACACCAGACGATATTTTTATTTTAGCACCAAGCCTTAAAGAATCCAAAAGTGGACGTTCAACTCCCGTTCGTGAATTAGTCAATAAATTGACTGAAATGAAAATACCGATTTATATTGCCAGCGCTAATGAAAGAGAAGTTAACAAAAATGTTTTGAAAGGGAAGATTCATTTCTCAACTTTTCATCAGGCCAAAGGACTCGAGAGAAAACATGTGATTGTTTTTGGATTTGATACATCATATTTTAAATATTACAATAAAACTTCCGATCATAATATTTGTCCTAACACTATTTATGTAGCACTTACTCGGGCTATCACCAAATTAACTATTATTCGAAGTCTAGATTTTGATCATTTTCCCTTTTTAGATATGAATCTTTTGGGTAAATATGCTAATGTCCATTCTGTTGGAGCTCCAAACAATTATAGACCTCGAGAAAATAATTCCAAAAATATTTCAGTGACTTCCTTGACAGATTATCTTCCTTCAAATATCATTTATCAAGCTTATGACATGTTAAACATCAAACTAATTCAAGATAAAAAAGCAGAGATTAAAATAGAATCGGTAATTCATCAGGGAGAATTTTGTGAAAATGTCAGTAATTTAACAGGAATGTTTATCCCAGCTTATTACGAATATCATAAAAACGGACGTATTTCTATTTACGAAAATTTATGTCAAAATTTAACCGAAATTAAAAGAATACTCGGGCAAGTTAAGTTGGAAAAAGATCCCAGATATCAAAATTTATTTCCGGAATATCTTAATTTTTGGGATTATTATAATAAAACTAGAAACATCGAAGATAAAAATAAAAAAGAATTTTCGGAGATTAGAAAAGATTATGAAAAATATATAATATCGCATTTTGAGAGTGATTTAAATATTCCCAAATTTCTGAAAATAATCAATTTGTATGATGCTTTTATTAGTGGGTATTATTATAAATTAAATCAAATTCAGAAATATGATTGGATTAATGATGAAAAGTTAAATCTATGTGTTGAAAGACTGTCTCAACAAATTTCCGGAAAATCCGAATTTGAAGTTTCTATTGGGAAAACTTTTAATCTGGATGAAAAGGAAATTACTATAAATGGTAGCATTGATTGTATTAACTCTGAAAATGTCTGGGAATTCAAAACCGTCACCAATCTTGGTAAAGAACATTTTATTCAACTAGCTTGTTACGCTTATTTATTGGAAATTGAAGAAAAAACCTCTGCAAAAAATAGAAAATATTTCCTATATAATATTTTGTCCGATGAAAAGTATGAAATAATTTTCGAAAAAGAAAAAATCAAAAAAATGATTGATCTCTTACTATCTAGTAAATTTTCTAATAATATTTCCGGCAGTGTTTTCAAGAAAAAAACAAAAATTAAATTCTCTTCAAAAGATATCAATGATTTTAATCACTTATAAATTTCTGTATAGTTTTTTACGAAAAACTACAGTTGCTTCTCGAATTGTAGATAAAACCAGCGGAGACGTTTATGAGTCTTTTTTTCCTTTTCTGAAAGATGGTTATACTTTCTTCTTTCATTCATCTCGCGGTGCATCAGTTCCAGTTTGATATTATTACAAATAGTACGAATGCTGGGGTTATCAATGATTTCTTTACTGATATTCAATTCTTCGGCCAATTTAACAAGTTCTTCTTTTTTTCTGGTGTTACAAGCACTTCCTCTTTCATTCATTCTAGAATCTTTATAAGTGGTGAGTTTGTGAACAGGCAGTCTGAGTTTAAATTTGATATCTATTCCAGTGGGATTTTTTTCGTAATATCCGATAATAACATCATTTTCAATATCATTGATCGGTTCGTAATGTTGAATAAATTCATAAGCTCGAATCCAAGGAGATGTTTTGTTCTTTTGTTCTATATCAGCTTCCGGAAGATATAATTTAGGTATCGCAATGATCCCACCGCTTTCAGCAGAGGTATTTAAAAAATGTCCCACCGGTAACATATTACTAAAAACTTTTTTGATAGATTTTCGCTTAACTCCGGTCATATTCATATCTTCTAATTTGGGATGTTTTTTCTTATTATCGGGTTTTTTACCCAGAAAATTATTTAATCTTGATAGATTAAAAGTTCTTTTTTCGCTAGATTTAATAATAGAAGACATTAAGAAAGGATTGTATTTATGATCTTTAATCAATATTTCCTTTTTACTTTTTTCACCGAAAACATCAAATTTTAAATCGGAATGAGTGATATAATTTTTGTAATGATCGATTAATTTAGTATCTTCCAAATGATCGGCGAATAAAAGCAAGTCTAAACGATCATAAAAATATAACATCTTAAAATAAAATTCATGAAGTTCTGAAACTGGCATATCTGGATTGGTTAAAATATTAAAAGCATATCTAATGGAATCTTCCACTAATCGGGAATGAAAATCCAAGTCATAAACTTCAACACTAACAGGTAAATCTTCTACGGCATAATCTCGAAATTGATCATAAAATTTAAATTTCATTTGATTGTATGAAATATTAGAAGTTTTCAAATATTTAGTGATACGAAAAGTACTATTTTTGACATTTTCTGATTGACGATACCAATTATCAATGTCAACATCTGGAGCTCCGGATAATTCTGTGGAACTAACCCCTAATCTTTCATCTTCTAAGTCAATATCATTTGCGATAATATCCATTTCATCATTAACAATAGGGAAAAGCATATAATATTTTCCCAAATAAACTATTTTACAACTTGCGCCGGTTGGTAAAATAATTCGATGATCCAAATGATCAAATAATCTATGAATATTTTTTTTATTTTCATTTTCCGTGAAAAGATACATATCAACTTTATTTTTATCAGCTGAATCTGTTAAAAGTCTCAAAGAGATGATAAAATTTTCTTCTAAAAATAATTTCGGATCGACTTGAATTTCAAAAGGTGGATTTTGAACCATTTTCCAAAGATCTTCATATTTCCAAATAGTTGATTGTTCGATAAATAATCGTTTAATAATATAAATCATCAATTCAATTTCTTCATCTGAATGATAGATGCGAAAAGTAGTCAAACTAACATCTTTTAATTCTACTTGATCTTTATGATTAGCGATATTTAGCCATTTTTTACCAAAAATTTCCGATGGTTCGAAATATAAAGTTCCCAAATCATCTTTCATTTTATTTTGTTCAGGAGGTATGATCAAACTACGATGTATTACAGCATCAATAGCATTCTCGTTAAATATTTTTTCAA